ACTAAAGTAACAGGTAAAGATATCGCTACCTTTAACAATCCTAAATCTAGAGAAGTCCTAGAAAAAGAGTTAGCTGCATTTGTTGATGTAGCCGCAGGTGGTAAAAGAGAAGCAGGTCCTAAAGAACCTAAAGAACCAGGAATGCGTGGTCGTCCTAAAGGTTCAATGAAACCAGATGATAGTATTGCTTATACTATGGGTAGTGATGTTAAGGTAGTTGGTAAGACTCCTACTAAATCATTCATTAAGAAAGCAGTTAAAGCAGCTGGTTTATCTAAAGGAAAAGATTCTTTAACTGTTAAAGACTTAAAAGCTCTAGGCCTTAGAGATCTAGATGCTATTGATAGCCAAATTAAAGACTTAAATGCTGATTTAGAAACTAAATTAGCTAGAGCAAAAGAAATTGCAGCTAAAGGAGATACTAAAAAGTACACTTCTGAAGAAGCAGAATTCATGAATGATCTAAGAAGTAAGTCTGAACTTAGAAGAAGATTAAAATCTACTCGTGAAGACATCATCAAGAAAAAAATTAAGAAACAAGATCTTAATATTGATGTAGTTTCTACTGACGAGGATTAATATGAAAAAATATTTTAAAAATATTCAATCACTATTTATAGTAGTATTGATAGTTGTGATTTTTTTAATGAGAAGTTGTTCAGGTAAAGGTACACCTACTGAACCACAGATCATTAGAGATACTATTGTTGAATCTTTTATTATAGAAAAAACATACCCAGTATATACCCCTAAAGTAAAGTATATCACTCAAGTAGATATTGATACATTTAGTATCCCAATTGATACTTCAGCTATCTTATCGGACTATTATGCTATCAAAACATACGAGGATAAACAAGTATTAGATAGTTTAAACTTAACTATTACCGATACTATATCTCAAAATCAGATTAAAAGCAGAAAAATTAGTTATACTTTTACTTACCCCCAAACCACCATTAGAGAAACTATTATTCTAAATAAAAGAGAATTATATTTTGGAATTGGAGCAACTGGAAACCAAGACCAATTACAATATTTAGGTGGTGAAGTGGTTTTTAGAAATAAAAAAAGACAGGCGTATGGCTTGGGAGTTGGTGTCGATCAAAATCTAGTTCCAGTGATCTCTGCTCGTATGTACTGGAAACTAGGAAAATGAGTGATCAAGACTTAAGGAAAATAATACAACAGGAATACATCAAGTGTGCTCAAGACCCGGGCCACTTTATGCGTAAATACTGTTATATCCAACATCCACAACGTGGTAGAATTACCTTTAACCTATTCCCATTCCAGGAAAAGGTACTCCATTTATGGAGAGATAATCCTTACTCTATTGTTCTTAAGTCTCGTCAGCTAGGTATCTCAACTCTAGCAGCCAGTTATTCTTTATGGTTAATGACTTTCCATAAAGATAAAAACGTGTTATGTCTCGCAACTACTCAGGAGACAGCTAAAAACATGGTTACTAAGGTTCGTTTCATGTATGATAACTTACCTTCTTGGCTCAAAGTAAAAGAAATAGAAAACAACCGTTTAAGTTTAAGATTAGCAAACGGTTCACAAATTAAAGCAAAATCATCAAATAGTGATGCAGCACGATCAGAAGCAGTATCTTTGCTGGTAATTGACGAAGCCGCATTCATTGACAACGTAGCAGAAACATGGGCATCAGCACAACAAACACTTGCAACAGGTGGTGGAGCGATAGTACTCTCCACCCCTTATGGAACTGGAAACTGGTTTCACCAGACATGGGTGAGAGCGGAAGCACAGGAAAACGACTTCTTACCTATCAAGTTACCTTGGTATGTACACCCGGAAAGGGATGAAGATTGGAGAAAAAAACAAGATGAATTACTAGGTGATCCTAGAGCAGCAGCACAAGAATGTGACTGTGACTTTAGCACCTCAGGTGACACTGTCTTCTACTCTGAATGGTTAGAATTTATAGGCCAGACTACTATCAAAGAACCTCTAGAAAGACGAGGTGCAGATAAAAACTTATGGGTTTGGGAACCTGCCTCTTATACTCGTGACTATATGGTAGTAGCTGACGTAGCTAGAGGTGATGGTAAAGACTTCTCTGCAGCCCATGTTATGGATATTGAAACCAATACTCAGGTTGCTGAATATAAAGGACAACTTTCACCTAAAGAATTTGGTCACTTCCTAGTAGGTTTAGCCTCAGAATATAATAATGCCTTATTAGTAGTAGAAAATGCCTCTATTGGTTGGGCTACTATTGAAACAGTTCAAGAAAGAGGCTATAAAAACTTCTATTCATCACCTAAGGGTGATCTTGTAACAGCTGAGTCGTATTTTAATCGATATGAGTTTGGTGATAATTTAACACCTGGCTTTACAATGTCAATGAAAACAAGACCACTAGTAGTGAATAAGTTTAGAGAATATGTTGGTGATAAAAGTGTCACCATCCAATCTAAACGTTTACTAGAGGAAATGAAAGTATTTGTATGGAAAAATGGTAGACCAGAAGCACAATCAGGATACAATGATGACTTGGTAATGTCTTTTGGTATTGGAATGTTTTTAAGAGACACTTCACTCAAATTCCAACAACAAGGTTTAGACATGACTAGAGCGGCTTTAGGCAATATGGCTAAAACTACCACAGTAGGAGTATTTAATGCCAACACAATTAAAAACCCATACATACAAAAAATGGGAGAACAACAAGAGGACCTAAGATGGCTCCTTTAATATTTATGATAATAAAGTAAAAAATGGCTGATACTAGTTTATTTTCAAGATTAAAAAGACTCTTTTCAACTGATGTTGTCATCAGGAATGAAGGAGGTAATCAACTAAAAGTAGTTGACACAGACCATATCCAAACTAGTGGTGAATTCCAAACAAACTCTCTAGTAGACAGGTTTGGAAAAATCTACACTAACCCAGCCTCTACATCTCTTTTAGGTTCACAATTTAATATACAATATCAGTATCTAAGAACTTATTTATATAGTGACTACGATACAATGGATACTGATGCAATTGTAGCATCTGCTCTTGATATTATAGCTGACGAATGTACACTAAAGAATGACATGGGTGAAGTGCTTCAAATTAGAAGTAGTGACGATGATATCCAAAAAATTCTTTATAACTTATTCTATGATGTACTTAACATTGAGTTTAACCTTTGGTCTTGGACTCGTCAAATGTGTAAATACGGTGATTTCTTCTTAAAGCTAGAAATCGCAGAAAAGTTTGGTGTATATAATGTAATTCCTTACACAGCATACCATATCCAAAGACGTGAGAATTTTGACATGGCTAACCCATCCAAAGTCCAATTCCTTTATTCACCTGATGGATATTATACAGGGGGTTCTGGTTACTATGCTACCCCAAACACTAAACCAACTGATAATCAGATTGTATTTGATAACTACGAGGTAGCTCACTTCCGCTTATTAACGGATGTAAACTATTTACCTTATGGTCGTTCATATCTTGAGCCAGGACGTCGTTTATTTAAGCAATACGTGTTGATGGAGGATGCTATGTTGATCCATCGTATTGCTCGGGCTCCCGAAAAACGTATTTTCTATGTTAACGTAGGTAATATTCCACCTCAAGAAGTTGAGCAGTTCATGCAAAAGACTATTGCAACCATGAAACGTGCTCCGTTAATGGATGAAAAAACAGGTGAATACAACCAAAAATATAACATGCAAAACTTACTTGAGGATTTTTATATCCCAGTAAGAGGTAATGATGCAGCCACTAAGATTGAAACTACAAAAGGTCTAGATTACGATGGCATTCAAGACGTAACTTACCTACGTGATAAATTATTCGCTGCCCTTAAGGTACCTAAAGCCTTCATGGGTTATGAAAAAGACTTAACAGGTAAAGCAACATTAGCAGCTGAAGATATTAGATTTGCTCGTACAATTGATCGTATTCAAAGAATCGCTTTATCTGAGCTATACAAGATAGCCTTAGTACACCTTTACACTCAAGGATATGATGGTGAAAGTTTAACAAACTTT